GCCGCGCTCAGCTCAGGGCGCTTGATTGAGGTGTACGGCTTCGGCAGATTCTCCCGATCAATCCAATCATCTTGCTCAAATGGCCCAAAGGCTTGGGCGAAGATGTAGCAGAATTTTTCTGAGGGGCGGCGCTCTGCCTTTGCATACGATCGAATGGTGCGGCCTGTGATGTTCACACCACATTCACGCATGTGAGCCGCAACCTTTTCTGAAGCCACCACCGCCGTTGAGCCGGGGTATGCCTCCAACACGCGCTTATTGATTACCTCAGGGCGCAGGCTGCGGCTCATGGAATCACCACCAACACGATGGGCATGACGCCACGGGAGAGGGGCACGCGTAGCGCCTGCCATACCTCAGGGCTGAGATCAATCAGCCGCTGATCATTAGGGTTGGCGCGCACGCCGTAGCAGGTGCATTCATCAACCACCTGAACGATTACGCTGCGGCCTGTGAGCAGGCTGATCACCTCAACGTTCCATGACGTGCGCCAATAGTGTTGTTTGAATGCCCGCACCTCAGGCCCAATGGCGCCGTAGAGCGTGATGCCTGCGCGGGTGTACCACGTTGAGAGATTGCCCCGGTCAGCGTCATACCATGTGGCATCGCCTACGAAATAGCCAAGCGGCACGGCGGGTTGATCGGCCACCACGGTTGGCAGCGGTGCCACGGGCTCACCCGTTGGCACAGGGTTTGTGAATGGCGCAACGATGAGCGCCACTACCCATGCGATTTTCATTTGGTGCCCTCCCTGCTTTGTAGCAGCTCGATCAACGCCTGCCATGAGATCACGGCCATGCGGCGCGCTTTGATGCCTGAGCCGGGCGCATCTTCAATTACTAGCGCTGCCACCTCATCAGCCTTTGGCTTCAATTCATTTAGCCATTTGTCATAGCGCTCAGAATAGGCACCACCTTTCTTGGCGCTGATGATGATGCCGATGCCGCGGGCGTCAACCTTCCCCCCGTATTGCCCCACGCGCTCACCTGCCAACCCTGCTTCGGTGAGCTCAGCGGCAATGCGCCTTTCAAGCCCGTTGCCCCTTTGCCTATTATTCTTCCCCCTGCGGCGGGCTGCATTCTGCGCGTCAACGTCAAGATCGTTGAGGCGCGTCATCGTGCCAATACCCCAAGCGTCATGGCCGTGAGCATGCTGATTGCAAACCACACCGTGACGATGGGCAGGTTTGCCCTTCGATCGGTGAGCCCAATCCAAGCCATCATCAACCCAATGGCTGCGTGCGCCACCATCAATGCAACGGCAAGCCCGGTCATTTGACGCAGCCTTTGTGGCGCCAATGAAACCGTGCGTTGCCCTTTGCACCGTTGAAGGTGATGACCTTCACGCGCTGTGCCGGGAAGGTTGGCTTTTTTGCATCGGCCACCTCAATGCTCTTGCCGCATTCGGTGCAATCGGTGACGCTCCAACGGGGGGGCAACGATGGGCCGCCGCGCTTTGCCTTTACTCCCGCCATCAGGCTTGCCCTGCTTCAATGATCGCGCCCAAGCGCGCCATCATGCCGCTCATGGCATCGTTGAGATTGTCACCCTCAGCGGTGAGGGTGTTGCCGTCATAATCCTCACAGGCAAGCCTGACGCGCCCGCTCACCGTGTCAATGGCACAATTGGCGTACCGAAAGCCCACCATCTCCGCCATCATTTGTAGATCGCCTAGCTCGCTCATTTCGTACCTCCATTCATGGCGCCAAGAATAGCGCTCAGGCATTCTTGGGGCGTTAGCGCCTGCGTGTCAAGCACCAATTCAGCGGGCAGGTCACCCGCCCGGCTTTCGGTGATGTCAAATTGCCACGGCTCAGGATCGCCTGCCTGAGGCCGCACCAATCGCACAAACAGGGTATCGGGATACCACGCCTCAATGAATGCCCGTTCAGCGTCAAGCCGCACGTCATCGCACACCCACAGGTGAGGATCGCCCACCCATCGGGTGCCGTCAGGATCACGCCCCTCTACCCGGCGCTTCCATGCCCGAAGCCAAAACAGGGAATCCATTTGCCTCAAGGCAGCGCCAATGTTTTGTGCAAGCTCACGCCCTGTCACTAGCGTGCTCAAGCCCAATTGGTGTTGCGGGTATTTGGTTTCTTTGTCATAGGTGCCAAAGGCAAGCCGTGCCACCTGCTTGATCGAATCGGCAATGGCCACCCGATCGTAGGTGCCCCGCTCACATAGCATTTGCGCCAATGTGGTTTTCCCTGTGCCTGCTCTACCCATCAATGCAACGTTTCTCATGGCATCACCCTTCGCAAAATCTCGCCTGCGCTCAAGGGGGTTAGGGGGTTATTCTCTCTCTGCTCTATCTCTGCTCTCTCTCTAGGGCGTTTCGTTTCCGTCAACCCCGCCGATTCTGAACGGCGCCGTGCCGTGAACGCGGCCTGACGTTGGGTTGAAGTGGGGTCAACCTGATACCGATGCCAACCCAAAATGGCAACGATCCCGGCTTGATCGATCCCCAACAGCCCTTTCGTAATGAGGCCGCTGATCGCCTTGCCGTACCGGGTACCGATGCACGCCTTCAAATGCTCACGGCTCTTGAAGATGCCGCCGCTCCGAAGCTGCTTTGCCTCCGAAATGGCGGTGATGAATGCCCGAAATTCGGTATCGGTGAGGCTCGCAATCTTGTCATCTTTGTGGGCGTTGGCTTCCCATTTGATCCATAGGCTCATGCTCTATTCCTCCAATCTGGTGAGGGCGGCAATGCCCTGCCGCCCCCGTGAATGCGTGATGCTAAAAGGGCAGGCTCTCAAGGTCAACCTCAGAGCGCTCAGGCTCACCGATAGGCGCTGCCGCCTGCGCGTTCACCCATTCGATCGCAGGCTTACGCTTGCAAAATTGCCCATCGGTGCGGCCAGAGCATGCCCAAAAAGCGCCATACGTTTTGCCCGTGGTTTTTGATACGCCGCCCGGCTTTCGCTGCCACGGCTCCCGATGATCGGGGCATTCCCCTTCAGCGAAGAGCTGCGCAGCCTTGAGCACCACCGTTTCATGCCCTGCGGGCGCTGACACGGGGGCAGGGGCTGCCGTAGGCTTCAACGCAGGGGCTGAAATGCGGGGCGCTGAGGCCCGTTCACCTGCGTAGAGATACCGTGCCACCCCAAACAGGCTTGCACAGCGCCTGAGGGCATCGGAGGCTGCCTCTTTGAGGCTCTCGCCGCTGCCGCCCGTTTCGTACCCGAAATCTTGACGGCGTGCCACGCTGCCATCGGGAAATCGAACGGTGAGCATACCTACCACGGTGTTGGAATCGCGCACGGGCTCACAGGCGAAATCCCAAGCATCAATGCCCAACACCTCATCAAGGCGTGCGGCAACGGTGCGGGCGTCAACCCATGTGAGATCGCGCCCACCTACGCCGGGGCGGTGCCTGATTACCTCAGGCGGGAATGGTGCCGCCAATGCGGCCAGAATTTCAGCGTGCTTCGGCATGTGTGAATTCTCCTTTCAATGCTTTGATGCTCTTCAGAAACCGTTGCGGCACCCTATTGCCCCATTGCGTCACCTCCATCACCTGTTGCGCTTCGCGGGCTTCAATCCAACCGATCACGTCAACCACCCGATAGCCTGACAGGGGCAATGGGTAGGCAAGCACCATGATTCGATCGCGTGCAATCTCACGCTCTCGCACCTGCAACCCATTGTTGGGCTTCAGGATACGGCGCACCTCAATGCGCTGCCCCACGTCAGGATCGTTGCGATGGGCGCCGTGATCGTCACGGCTCCAAGCCAACCCGTGCCACCGGTGCCCCGTGAGCTTCGCAACGGCGTATTCGGCAACCGCAGCCACGCAATGTGAGGTCAGCGAATCATCGGCTTTGGTGCGGTCAATGCCCTGATAGTGGCGCGCATCGCCCACCCCTGCATTGGCCGCGTCACGCGCCTCACCCACCGCCCACGCGGCTTCAAATTCAGCCTGCGTGAGGGTCACCATCTCGCCCTTCGGCACGTAATCAATCATTGGTGCCACCATCACGCACGATGAATCGGCGCGTGCCCGGCTTTTCTTTGGTGAAGCGCTTGCACGCCTCATCAAAGGTTTGTGGGGCAACCGCTTGCAGGTTTTCCGAAATCGCCTGCCAATCAATCACCTGCGTTGGGCGGGATTGGCGCCAATAGATTGCCCAATTGCCCCCCGCAATGCCGCCGTTTTCACCGATCGCCTCTTTGATGATCATTTCCAACGCGCCCTTTTTCTGCTCCAAGAAATGCAATTCGGTATTGCATTCCCTGAGCTGCTCATACACACGCTCAATCTTTTCATCGGCGGTCAGGATCACGTCACTAGCCTGAGGCGTTGCCATCGCATAGGCGGCAGCATCTAGCGCCTCCATTGCGGGTGGCGTTTTGGTATCTACGGCCTCAAGAAAGAGCATGGCGCTTCGCTGAATCTCAGCCCAAAGCTCAGGGTCAAATTGCACCCGCTCAATCTTGAACACCAAACCACCCAAGAGCGCCACCACGTCACACCATTGAGCCCCAACAATCCCCATTTGGGTATTTACCTGCACCACTACCTCAGGCGGTACCGGGTACATGCTCCAACGTGGTGAGGCTGAGGTTTTGATTTCAACGATGCCCTCTGGCTGCCCCGCAATCGTTCGATCAAGGCTTGCCATGATGCGCGGGTGCCTTTTCAAGCGCACGATGCCATTTGATTTGCGGAGCTTCACGCCCCGTTCAATTTCGTAGTAGTGCGCCACGGCATCTTCAAGGATCACGCCGCGGTGGGCCGCTGCCCCAACCACCTGAGGTGGCACGGTGCCTGTTTTTTCAGCCCACAATTGATAGGGCGTGCGGTACGGGCTCACGCCCATGACCGCTGCCATGTCTGAAGCCCCAAGCCCTGCCCGGCGCAGCTCATGCCACGCCTCAGAGCGCTGCACAGCCCTCACAAATTCAAATGCCTTTGCCATTTCAAACCTCTTAAATTCTTGCTTCAAATTCTTCACACGTTTTGCAAATTTCGCGCTTATCCCAACACCTTGAACATTCAACCCCCTCACCTGTCCAATCTTCATACGGCTCAACCGCATCGAATCCTTCAACGCATGCAGGGCAACGCTCGCTTTGATGCCATACCCCACCGTGTTTGCGCACGCCTTTTTTGGTCATGTTTTAGGCCTCTTTTTGCCATCGGCGGTGCACCTCTACGATTCTGCGCCCGATCCATTCGGCAACCGGGGCAACCACACCATTGCCGCAGGTGCGGTAGCGGTGTGAATCCAACCCGATCGGCAATAGATCATCGGGCTCTTCGGTGCCACCTAGAATGGCATGGGTGGTGCGCGTGTCGCCCACGTCAAAGCCGTTCAGGGTATTTGCCACCTCACCCTCAACCCATGTTTCAGAATCCTCAGCCGTTTGCGCACGGGCTGCCTTTCTAAACACGGCAGGTGCCCCGGCACTATGCGCAAAGGATTGCGCCTGCCCTTCGGTGACCTGCGCATTTGCCCCAAAGCGTGAGGGGAATGAAAGCACCGTTTCATTTGGCGCCTGAATCAACGTCATCGAACGGTGGCTGCTATCGCTAGGCCAGAGCGCTGAAAGGCTGTTGGCAATGTCAACCTCATTGAGGGTGAAGCTGCCGTTGGTTTCATCAACGCGGGTTTGATACCCAACCAAAAAGCCTTCACCACGGCTGAGGGCGGCAATGTCTTGATTGTTGACGCCCGGTTTCCAATCACGGGCTTGCAAGGTGCGGTGAATGTCAGCCCCTAGCGTTTCCAATTCTTCGCGATTGTCCAACCATCTGGCCAGCCCATCAGGCGTTCGCATTCGGTTGGCGTCAACCGCCTCACCTGTTGCGTGCTCTCCGATCCCGTTGCCAGAGCCTGCAACGCCTCTTGCAGCGTAGGTGGCAGGGTTTTGCCACGGCGATTCGCTCGCCTCAAGATGCCCGCAGCCGCCTTCGCACTCAAACAAAACCTGCGCGGCGCGGTCAGATTCAAGACTTGCGACAATGAACACGCGGCGGCGGCGTTGGGCGATTCCGAAATGTTGAGCGTTGAGAATTCGCCACGAAACGCCATACCCGATGCGCTCCATTTCATAAAGAAGCCGTCCGAAATCAGCGCCTTTGTTTGAAGTGAAGAGCCCCGGTACGTTTTCCAACACCACCCATCGGGGCTTTCGTTCGGCCATAAGGTCAATGAATCGAAATGCAAGGCTTGATCGGCGCCCTGCGAATCCTGCGCGCTTGCCTGCAACGCTGAGATCCTGACAGGGGAAGCCG